GCTAACTTCAACGGAAATTCAGTTTGATGGGGAAGCCGATCAAATTTTAGGTGTAGCGAAGCTGACTTATCAGGTCAAATATGTTACAGCTCTGAATGATGTGGAAACAGCCAAGTAAGGAGTTTTAATTATGGCTACATATTTCGGATCAGATGGCAGTGTGAAGCTAGTTACTACTGGCGGAACCACCGCAACAATAGGTGAACTGTTAAGTTGGACAGTCACCATGACTACTGATGCAGTTGAAAGCACTTCTATGGGTGATACTAATCGAACATTCCAAAAAGGTTTATCAACAGGCACGGCATCAATGTCATTATACTTAGACCCAGATAACGCGGTTCAGCAAGACTTATTGCAAGGAGATACGGTTGACGCTGAGTTCTTTATGGAAGGAACAGACAGCGGTGATACAAAATATTCAGGCAGCTTTATCGTAACTTCCGTTGAACGCGGAGCAACTATGGATGGTATTGCAACACTAAATACAGAGTTGCAGCTGACCGGCGCATTAACGATTGGAACGGTCTAATCAAATGTCATTAGCTGAAAAAATAGCGGCAAAGAGGGCAGAAAAAGAACTTGGTTCTTTCGAAGTAGAAGAATGGGGCGAAGAAGATAAACCCTTAGTCCTGTTCTTCACTGATGTCGCTGCAAGGGATATGTCCAAGATACAAAAGAAGCATAAAGACTTCATCAATAATCCGACTATGGATGCAATGGTTGATATGATCATATTGAAAGCAATGACCAAAGAGGGTGAAAAGGCTTTCGATGTAGGTGATAAGTTTATTTTGATGGGAGAACCTTTAAATGTTATTGCAAAGGTTTTTGGTGCGATATTTGAAACCGTATCAGTCGAGGAACAGGAAAAAAACTAAGGAGCGATCCATTCCGTTATAATTTGGTGGCATTGGCTGAATTATTACACAAGACGATTGAAGAAATAGAAGATATAAGCGTTTCGGAATATAATGAATGGATCGCGTACTTTAATATAAAACAGGAGCAGGAAAAAGATGGCAGTTGAGAAGCTCACGTTTGAAATGAACGCTGTCGGCAATGCCGTTCCTGAAATGAAGAAAGTCCAAACGCAGCTTGGTCATGTTAGCAAGCAAATGCAGACTGCGACATCATCAATGAGAACCAACGCGGCAGCCGGACGGATGGTGGCTAGGTCACAAGGCAACTTGACAAGACACCTTGGAATGGCATCACTACAGTTTCAGGATATGGCAGTGCAAGCGTCAATGGGTACAAATGCATTGCGTATTATGACAATGCAAGGGCCACAGTTGGCATCAATATTCGGGCCAAAAGGTATGATTGTGGGTGCGTTGGTTGCTGTTGGTGGTGCATTGTTAATGATGCGTAAAAATACAAAAAGTGTATCGTTTGACTTTGAAGCACTAGGACGCGGTGTGAAACCGGCATTCGAGCCATTTCTAAGTTTTGCAGTTCCGGCTTTAGAAGTTCTAAAGGATGTTTTCAATGCTTTTAGGATTGCCGGAATGATGACAATTAACACTTTGATAAGGGGTTTTCTTGGATTTATAAGAATTATTCAAGCAGTGCCAGGTTTCGTAAAAGAAGCCTTTAG